GTCCAGGTTGCTACACAATTAAATGTGTTTAGTAAGGTCTTCAGGGAGATCGGGTAAACCCGAGTCCTTGTCAACCCCGCTAAAAACATTTAACCTCTCGATAATTGCCTTTCCGAGAGTAGCTGCCGCCCTAGAGATGAAAGAATTATTTCTTTCGAAATAAACTCTATCATCTAAAGGTAATGATATTGTTCGTAAGAACAATGGCCATTCACCTTTTCCTACAGTATCGATCCTGTAGGACTCCTTTTGTATGTTTATGTATACTTCTGATATATACCCATGGGCATATATTATTGGTATACATTCCATATTAAAAGATAAGGGCCAAACAGTATCTGAATCCTCACGAGAGGTTATCAAGATGACAAGTCTTTCCGCTAGTAAACCTAGTGGAAGATGCTTATCACTCAAATAATTTCTTTGTGAGGTCTCGAAAGATTCAACTGCCAGTGAAGTAAAAACACCATGTGCGTCATAGACGGACATGAAGTCATTCTTTACTGGAAAGTTGGTTGAACGGAATTTATACCAAATAAGGCTAAATACCCTATTTGCTGTAAGTTCGTTCCTAATCATTCTCATGATTAGTTCCGAGATATACGAAGAATCCTCCAAAGTTTTCATCAATTTCTTTCTGACTAAGAAAGATTTCTTTGAAAACTTTGTATGGTATTCTTTGTGCAATTCAGATATAGCTCGGGGAATCCCGTTAAGGGTCCTCCAACCTCTATCCTCAGCTTCTAAGAGAAGGTTAACCATGCGGTAATACCGTGTGATTGAGTTCTCTAAGGAGCTAATAGGAAATGGTGTTATTTCTTCACCCTTAAAAAACAAGCGCTTCGAAAATTCTAGAAGAGTTTTCGATTCGTGAGTCTTTAAAGGAGAAAACTCAACACCTAGAGATGAGATCAGTTCTTTATATCTTTCTGCTATTAGATGATCTCCGATTAGGATATCATCTCCTAGCATAACATATTTGGCCTTTCCAAAGGGAATATTTAATTCCCTACAGCATCGGTATATCACAAAGTGATGTGCTAATGTTGTAGAAGGCCAACTTGAGTACATACCCATTGGGGTTCCTACTTTGTAGGAAATCCATTGGGCTTGATTCTTACTTTGGAAGTAAAATGGTTTTGACACCATTATATTTTCCCAAGCATGAACGTATTCATGAGAGAACCTTTCTCTTAATAAAAGAGATATGAATTGGATAGGAAATCTATCAGTAAAGGCCGTAAGGTCAATACTATAGAATTCTGTCCAACCCTCTGTTTTATTAATGAAGGAAGCTTGGTCAAAGGTACAATCTTGAGGTATCTTCTTCAAAACCTTATTCAGGTATTGATGAAGGGGTTTTAGAACAGTCTGACTAAAATAGTCACCTATTGCTACTACCCTTACTTTATCTTCCTTATCTGGAAAATAAACTAATTTCCTCATTATTGGCCCTTTGGGAGGAAAAAGTAACTTTAGGTATTCTTGGTTGTACGTAAGTACATCAAGATGGGTAGAAAGTTTCTTTCCACCCATTCTACCTAAGTATATTTTATCATCCTCAGTTAAGTTATAAAAATCACTCATTGAAGTATAAAGGGCGTGCCCGTAAGGGCCGCTTTTTGTGCTCCAATGGTAATTCTTAAAACGAACACTGCCAAGATTTGACCCGAGATGATTATATCCTAAATCTTTCCAGAAATCAGTCATAAAAGAACAATTAACTCCTTGCCCTGAAGAGGGGTCGGTGATAGTTGTTATTTTAGGATCGGTTCCTAGACTTAGTGCCCTTGTTGAATATAGTAATGTGAGAATTAGCCGGATATCTCCGGGTAATTTTCTACGTACTATATCAATAAGAGGACCAAGTGATTTAGGTATACCATCTCTTGTTAAAGCAATTCCTTCAATCTTCTTGGAAGGGTACTCTTCTGAAAGGTAGAGTAATAAAGAAGTTCTCAATTTCTTTATATAGTCAAAAAGGGAGTTATCACCCCTATGACTAACCTTTTCAAGTTTCTTGATTAAAGGTAGAAATTGTGCAACATCACAGGAATGCCTAATAACAAAGTTATTAGGAATCCAGGAGATGACAATTAAGGCAAGCCTGAATAAGCGTAAGAACTTATTTAGTTTTGTTTTTAATTTCATCTCGTGGTGTTCACGATTTTGGTTTAGGGACCCTGATCGAGAACAGGATTCTTGCGAAAGCAAGGTATTGTTCCTGTAAAC